CTGCAGCAATCTCGTTCATGACACCAAGTACGGTCCGCTTCAGGTCCTCAAATCCGAACTTGCCCGTCCGCACGAACCGGGAGAGCGCACTTTCCATGGCGCGGCTGGCACGTTCGGCACCGGCGGCCAGCGGGCCGTCGAGCAGATCGGTCATCGCCGCAACATCGCGGGCGAACTCGCGTGTGTCGGCACGCACCCTGACCACCATTGTTTCGAACTCATCTTCCATCGGCATGGCTTTCCATCATGCGCTTCAGCGCGGCCACATCCGGCACATCCGCTGTGCCCAAGCGCGCCTCGAGCACCAGCAAAAGATCGGCGGGTGTCGCCTGCCAGAATATCTCCGCCGGCCAGCCAAGCAGGCCGAGCGCAGCACGCGCCGCCGCGATGGCGGCGGTTGCAAAATCACTCACCGACCCGCCAGGATCTGCGTCAACAGCAGCTTCAGCGCCGGCGTTGCCCGGGCCAGGCCGCCAGCAACGACCGCCTCGCAGAACGCCGGCCGCGCCGTTGGCGGCGTTACTGCGCAATGCCAGAACAGCGCCGCCATCTCAGCCAGCGTCAGCGTGCCGGCAGCCGCCCGTTCGACAAGCGCGAACAGCGAACCGAGTTCCGCCTCCGCCGCCACCAGCGCGGCAAAGCTTGGTCGCAGCACGACCTCGACTCCATCAAGCAGGATCGCCGCCTCGCCGCGCAGCGGATTGGCGCTCAAGCGGCCGTCACCGGTCCGGCGCTTTCCAGTGCCAGCGTGTAGGTGCGCTCACCGCCGAAGTCGCCGGCATAGTCGAGGCGCGTGACAAGAAACGGCCCCGTCATGGCTTCTCCCGACTCAAAACTCAGTTGATAGCGCGCCACCACGCCGGCAAGCGCGTGGCTCTTGAGCGCGGCCTCTGCTGCCGATCCGTTGAAGACGCCGGCACCCGATACCGATACTTGGCGGACGCCGCCGCCCGACAGGATTTCGCGCCAGCCACCCGAGCCCTTGTTGGTGACAACAATGGCGTCGGATGCGATCGACATTTGTGTCGTCCTGAGGCCGGCGAGCGTCTGGAATGTTTCCGGCGACCCGCCGTCGCCAAGCTTCAACAGGAATGCGCTGCCTTTTTCGGCGGCCATGGCAATCTCCTTTGTGGTCTGGACGTCAGAATGCGCGTTCGGTCCGCGCGCGAAATTCGATCCTGCCCGATACCAGTCCGCGCGCAGGATCGCTCCGCGTCGTGCTCTGCACGAAGTCGTTGGTGACGAGATGCCAGCCATCGCCAAGCGTGGCCGGCATGGCCAGCACTGCCGTCTCGACGCTTGCCATCACCGGCTTCGCCGCTGCAACCGCATCGCCTGCCATCCAGATGGCGAGCGTGTAGCGATGCTGCCGCCGGGCGTGCGTCTTTGTCGAAATGTCGGTGACAACATCGGCGCCGACAGTGACGTAGGGCAGTACCGCTTCTGCCGGCGGCCCGTCATAGACGTCGAGGCCGGCACCGCGCACAGCAGCGACCAGTGCTTCCTGCAGGCGCAGCGAAACAGTCATTTCGGGACTCCTGTACCGGCATGTCTCATCGCGTCTCGGCTTCCAGCACCAGTACGCCCGGCCTTGCTGGGTCGCGCGTGGCAGCGCGCACGACCATCTGCACACCGCGCCAGCGAAGTCTGGCGCCAGCACCCGCGATGGCCGTGCCGTCGCGCAGAACGATCCGGTAGCGTGCCGGCGCGTCCGGCCGATCGGCCTCAACGCCCACGCGCGGCGGCAGCACTTCAACGGATGCCCAGAGCGGTTCGCCGGCAACGGGATCGCCGGTCGCTGCACCGGCCGCATCGCGCGGCCGGGATGCCTCCAGCGTCACCTGTTCGCGCAGGTTGCCGGCAAGTTCGCCGCTCATGACAAACGCATCCGTCGCCACGGCCGCCACAGTGCGGCGACCGCCGCTGGCGGGCCAGCGTCATTGGCGGCATCGCGGTGCGCATAGAGGTGTGCAGCAAGCCGCACGATGCCCTGGCGCAACGGTTCAGGAACGCCGTTCCAGTCAGTCGCCAGCCCCGCGGTCAGCATGACCTGCGCACGGCCGCCGCCATCAACGCGAACCCAGGCATCGCCGCAGGCGTCAATCTGCGCTTCGAAAGCAATCGCCGTGCCGCTCGCGACGTCGCTGACGCTGGTTACCGCTGTCGCCGGACTTGCCGTCAGCCGGTACCAGTCGCCGTCTGCCGCAATTGTCTCGCTCGTACTGCGTTCGATCAGCAGCTGGCCGGTAAAGGCCTCGCACAGCGCTTCTGCCGTCCGCACGAGCTGCGCCAGCAGTGCATCTTCATCGCTCGTTTCGATCCTCAGATAGGCCTTGAGTTCGGCAAGGCTGACCGTTGCTGCGCTCATCGCCGTTCCACCCGGATGGTAATGGCGCGCTCGTCGACGTTGCCGTCATCGCGCTCGATACGGTTACCGATGCGGTAGACGCGGCCGGTGACGCCGCCGGCAAGCGTTGCTGCCGTGCGCGTGTCCTCGCGGAGGCTCGCGGCAAGCGCAATGCCGCCGGGTTCATTGGGCACGACCGACCAACTGCTGCTGACGATGCGTGCGCTGCCAAGCCCGGCCTGCCAGTCGACGACATAGTCAAGACTGGAGGCAGGGTCTTTCAGGTAATATCCCATGGCCGTCTCCGGATCTTTGCGGTTCAGATGCTGCCGACACGCAGCGTGCGGCGGTCGGGCCGCAGCACGTAGCGCGCGGCGGCGGCTGCCATTCCGGCGCTGCCTGCGGCGCCAAGTACAACGCCACCGCCCAAGACCGGATGGCTGGTGCCGTCGGCGGCAAGCAGTGCCTGCGCCGCGAGCGGCGCTTCACCGGCAAGATGATCGTGGCGCGCGGATAGCGCAGGCAGAGCGGCAGCCGTCCCGAACCAGCCGGTGTCCCACATCTCGTCGAGGACTTCGCGCGCCGCCCCGTTGGGAACGGCATAACCGACGCGCACCTCGCCCGACGCGTCGAAGAAGCCGGGGCCGCCGAGTGCATATTCCAGCGTCTCGGAAACTGTTGCGCCCAGCGTCTGGATCGCCCAGCCCTGCGCGAACTCGTCGGTCGCCATCGAACTTGCCACTGTCACCGTGCCAAGTCTGGCGTCCATGCGCGCTCGGAACTCCGACAGGTGCGTGCCGACGAGGTAGCGGTAGAGCATGAACGCCTGCGGCCAGGTGGCGGTCTCGATCGACTGGGCGCCGTGAAAATCCATGAACAGCGCCGCGCTGCCACCGGTGATGGCAAGGATCGCGGCACGCAGCGCGTTGATCTGCGCCGAACCACTGTCGTCCCAGGCGCGGTTGGGATCTTCGTCACCGGCCTGCTCCTCGGTCCAGCGCTCCTTGCCGTAGCGCCGGCCGAGCGGATTGGCGTTGAAGACATAGGTGTCGAAGCGCTCCAGCTCGCGCTGCCGTCGCGCCTCCTCGCTGGAGCTGGCGTTCACTGTTGTCAGCCAGTCGAGCCATTCGGCGCAGGCATAGTTGCCCTGGTGCTCGCTGGCGTGCTGGCCCATGACGAAGATGCGAAGCCGCTTGCCGATCACCGGCACTGCGCCGGTATTGGTCACGCGCACGCATTTCAGAAAGGCGTCAGCGGTCGGCACCTGGTTCTGCTGGGTGCGCGCGCCCGGCTGGACACGGGCATAGGCGTTCGCCGGCAGGCTCGGGTCGGCGCTGCGCGCACTCGCCACATAGGCGGGTTCGTGCACGTGCGCGCGGCTGCGCAGCACTGTCATGAAGTCGGCGTCGAAGGCCTCCTTCCACACTGGCTGCAAGGCAACGAGGTAGGTCCGCTCACCGGCTGCCGTCGGCAGGTCGCCGGCAATGATCCCGGTCTCGCCTGTGAGCACGCGGTTTGCGCACCACATCGCCTTGCGATCCCAGGTGACCGGCGTGCTCGTCACGTCGTAGAAACACCAGCCACAATTGGGGCCGTGCAGACCCGACTGGTGGCTGGCCAGGTCGGCCTCGATGCGCACGCTGGTGCCAGCCTTCACCGTCACCCGGGCGACGATGTTGATCCAGCCGCCAACATCGCCCTGGTCATCGGCGGCAAGCCGCAGCACATAGGGCGCCGTGCCGCTGATCGTGGCGGCGGCCGGGTTGTGGATTTCCGCATCGTCGGACGGCGCGTTGACAACGGGCGCCAGGCCCGCGTCGGCAAGCGTCGTGAAGCTCGTGCCGGCAAGTGCGACCCAGGCCGAATCGCCGTTCGCATTGCGGGCACGGATGCGCGCGTAATAGGTCGTTGCCGCGGCAAGCCCGCTGGCGGAATAGCTACTGGCGTTCGCAGCCGGACCGAACGATATCAGGCCTGAGGCGAAGTCGGCGGCGGTCGAAAGTTCGATCTCGAAGCCTGTCTCATCGGCTGAATTGTCGCTCCAGGCGAAATCGGCAGCGAACGCACCGGCCGCTGTCAGCGCAAAACCCGACGGTGCTGCCGGCACGCTGCCGCCCGTCGTCGGTGCCGCTGCCTTGTACGGGTGTGCGGCCGGCAAGCTCGCGGTATGGCCGCGCTTGTGCGCCGCCCAGCCGAACAGTCTGTCGATGTCGTCGGCCGCGAGCGGCGCGCTGAACAGCAGCAGCTCAGCCATGTCGCCATTCAGCCGATAGGCGCCGCTGCTGCGTCCAGCGCCAATCTTGCGCAGGCTCTGGACTGCGTCGTACTCGGCATAGATCATGACGCCTGTCGTCGTGAATCCGGTCGCAATGCTGACATCCTCGCCGCTGGCGGTCAGCACGTTGCCATTGACTGCCCCCCGCCCCGTCTGCGCGCCGGCGCCGTCAAAGGACAGCTCCTGCGTGTCGGCCAGTAGTAGCAGTTCCGGGCTCGATGCCGTCGCGTGCGCCATGATGGCATGGTCGTTGCTGCCCACTGACGGGTTCACATAGGGCAGCACCACGAACAGCGCGCGCACATTGGCCGATGTGGCGCCGCCCGCGGCATCGCCGTCGTAGTTGAGGCGCTGGCCGGTCGTCGTGCTGTCGGCGTTGCCGCGAAACTCTGCCGTACCGTTGGCGCTGTCCAGCAGCGGGCCTGAACCCGCCACCGTCTGGCCAAGTTTCAGCCCGCCGGCGATGCGGTTCTCAACCGCAGTGATGCGTCCGCCGGCATCGGTGAGAATGCCGGCAAGATTGTCGAACCCGTACCAGGCAAAGCACGCTGGCAGCAGATCGGGTGTCCAGAGCGCCATGGTTTATCTCGCTTCAGGCCGGATCGCCGATTTCGATGTCCCAGCCGCCGAAACTGACGCTGCCGCCAGCAGCGAGCGCGGTTGTCGGGCAGGTGGTGACGTAAAGAACGCGCGTGCCGGTATCGTCGAGGAGGGCAACGTGGCTGGCGTTGCCTGTGCTCGTCACTGGCCGGTCGGGCTTTGCCGCGACGGTCAGCCGGCGTCCCGAGACAACGCCATCGCCAAGCGCGAAGTCGACAGGTGCCATGACGGCCTCGGCGAGTGCGCCGGCGCTCGCGGCGGCATGGTCGGTGGGCGCGACGGCCAGCGCCACCATGCGGCTGGCGTTGGCGCGCACCAGTGACAGTGCTGCGTCGATGACGTCGTTGTGCACGGCCTTCGCCATGTATGTCTCCTGACAGGATCGAGGGCGGAAGTGATGGGGGCGCCAATGGAAACGGGGGCGGCAGGGGAAAACCGCCCCCACTTCCCGGCGCATCAGCCGATGGGGATCAGCTGACCGCGAACTTGAGCAACTTGATTGCTTCGGAGTTGCTGACCGCGCCGCCAACGCGCTTGGTGGCGTAGAAATGGACGAACGGCTTGCGGCTGTAGGGATCGCGAAGAATACGCGTCTCCGCGCGCTCGGCGATCACATAGCCGGAGGCAAAATTGCCAAACGCAATCGACAGGCTCGACGCAGCGATGTCGGGCATCGCCTCGGCCTCGATGACGGGATAGCCAAGCAGCGTTGCCGGCTGGCCTGCCTCAAGACCTGGCCGCCACAAGAAGGTGCCATCGGCGTCCTTCATCTTGCGGACGCGCGCCAGCGTCTTTGAGTTCATCACGAACACCGCGCCCTGCCGATAGACGGGGCGCAGCGCATGGACGAGGTCGATGAGTGCGTCCTCCGGCGCCGTCGCTGCGAACGCGCCCGACACGCCGGTTGCCACATGCTGCAACGTGCCAAACGCACGCGCGCTGTCAGCAGTCGCCGCTGTTGCATAGGTCAGGAAGCCCTTGGGCTGGTTGACGCCGGTGCCGCTCACAAAGGCGACGCCCTCGGCAACGCCGAACTCGCGGCCGATTTCCTCGCCAAGCCAGGCTTCGACGTCGAAGGCGGCATCGTCAAGCATCGACTGGCTCGCTGCCGGATTGGCATAGAGCTCGCCCATCGCCGGCGCGATCTCGTTGAAGTCGGGCGTGTCGGTTTCGGGGCGCAGCGCGCTGTCCGATACCCAGCCGGACGCAAAGCCGCCGGAGGCAACCAGCTTCCGGTAATTCGCGCTGCCGACCTTGACGACGTTGGCGACGGCGCGAATGGGCGATACCGATTTCAGCGTCGCATCGATGCGCGCGTCGATCTCGGTCGGGATCGCATAGCCGCCATCGACTGCCGGCGATAACGCGAAGGCCTTCACCTCGGCCGCGCCCTCGATGCCTTTGCGCAGGTAGCGCTCAACAAAGGCCTTCGCCTCGCCCGTCGTTGCCATTCCCGCCGACGATGTCGCGCTCAGCAGCGGCCGCGCCGCCTTGACGCGCATTTCGCCAATTGCCTGACCAAGGCTCTGCACCTCGTCCTTCAGCTCGGCAAGCTGTGCGGCATCGATCGCCTGCGCATTGCCTCCGGCATGCGCGCTATCCGCCATGCCGATCTCCAGCGACGCGACCACCGCGTCGTCGGCCTTCGTTTCATAGGTCATGATGGTCCTCCGTTGCTAAGAGACGTGACCCGCGCCAGCGGGTTCATCGGAAAGGTCACGAGCGAGACTTCGAGGAGATCAAGCTCGAGGAGTTCGCGCCTGCCCCGTGCCGGCCGCGAACGCCTGACGCGGTAGCCGAACGACAACCCGTCGAGCGCGCCGGCTCCGAGCAGCGCCGCTGCGTCGCGCGCAGCCCCGCTGCCGGCCCTGCCGTCGGTGGCGAGGCGGGCAACGATACGCAGCCCGCGCGAATCTTCATGCAGCGCCTCGACCCGGCCGATGGGACGCGCCGGATCGTGCTGCCAGAGCAGCGGCACGGATTTCGGGGCACTGGCAAAGGCGCCGCGCCGGACCACGTCTCGCGCCCGGTCGACGACGTCAAACACGGCGGCATAGCCGGCCAGGCGCACGGCGCCGTCCGTTGTTGGCATCAGCATTTCTTCAGTGCCTTGTCCCAGAGCAAGATCGCTTCATTTTCAATCTGCTGCGCGATCGCTTCGGCCGGACAATCAAGTCAGCCTTCCATCCATGGTCTGGGCAGCGATTCACGGACCAGACCCGTTCGGTCTGAGCTGATCGCGGACTAGTCGAGTAGCCCGCGTGTCCGCGTCATCAGCAGAACGCCGACGACCAGCCCGGTCAGCGCGATTTTCACCGCCCAGCCGATCACCGCCGCGCGCGCGCTCTGCTTCGCCTCCCGCCAGGCGGCGAGCAGTGCACGCAGTTCGCCGACGTCGCGGCCGGCATCTTCGCCGCCAAGACCAACGCGCGCCAGCGCGCGTGCGGCACCCGCCTCCGACGCTTCCTCGACAAGCGCGCGCAATGTGACCAGGCTCGCACCCTCCGTTTCCGCCTGCCGGGTCAGTCCGGCGATCATGTCGGAGGCGTTCACGGATCGATGCCAAGCAGGCGGCGCTTCTCGTCTCCGCTCAGGAAATCCGCTGCGGTCACCATGGCCCACAGTTTCTCGCGGTCGCTGGCCAGCGCCGGCACGCGGTCGAGGTCGACAGCAAGGCTTGCCTCCGGCCACCAGGAGCCAAGCCACTGCGTCATCGCCCCGGCGATACGTCCCGCCATCGGCAGGATGGTAAGCCGCCACAGCGCGCGATTGGCCTCGGCATAATTCGCATAGGTGTTGTCACCGGGCAGTCCGAGCAGCATCGG